CGTGGCAGACGAGCAGCAAGCACCGCCGAAAAAAAAGGGTAGACCTAAAAAGGACCCCAATGCGCCAAAGGCAACTTACAATCTTTCTCGCGCTGAAAGAGCCAGACGTGCGCTACAAGCTCGTGTTCGCAAAGCTGAAAAGGCTAAAGAGAAGCACCAGCAAAAAGCTCAAGATAAAGCCAGCTACGCACGTAAGCTAAAGAAGAGTGCCAAGAAGGTAGAGACCGCAATCAACGGCACAGGTTCGCGGGTCGTGGATATGGATGATGTATCCAATCTCCCAGCAACCGTAAAAGAAATAATTGATGATACCCCCGTTATATTCAAACCCAATGACGGTCCTCAAGAAGAGTTCCTGTCTGCTCCTGAACAAGATGTCCTCTATGGCGGCGCAGCAGGCGGCGGCAAAAGTTTTGCCCTCCTTGCTGACCCTCTTCGTTATTGTCACAACGCTAATCACCGTGGGCTACTTCTCCGCCGGACTCTGGACGAACTCACTGAACTAATCGACAAGTCCAAGCAGTTATACCCCAAGGCATTTCCCGGAGCCATATATCGAGAAGCCAAATCCACTTGGGTCTTTCCCTCTGGGGCAACCATGTGGTTCACCTATCTAGACCGCGACAAAGACGTGACCCGTTTTCAAGGTCAGGCGTTCAACTGGATAGGTGTCGATGAAATCACCCAGTATCCGAGTAGCTATGTTTGGGATTATTTGCGTTCACGTCTTCGGTCAACAGACCCAGAACTACAGAAGAACCTCTGTATGCGATGCACTGCGAACCCCGGTGGCGTGGGTGGCTGGTGGGTCAAAAAGATGTATATCGAAAAGCACGAAGCTAACAAGGCGTTTCCGGCGTACGACCCAGATACGGGCAAAGCGATTCTTTGGCCTGACACACATCCTACGAGAGCAGGTCAACCGCTGTTCTACAGGAAGTTCGTTCCGGCAAGACTAACCGACAACCCCTACCTCATGGCAGACGGACAATACGAAGCGATGCTCCGTTCGTTACCAGATGTAGAACGCCGCAGACTTCTAGATGGCGACTGGGACGTAGCAGAAGGTGCAGCCTTTCCTGAGTTCTCCCGCTCTAGGCACGTCGTCGAACCTTTCGAGATGCCAACCAACTGGCCCCGTATCCGTGCTGCGGATTACGGATATGCCTCCCCGTCTTGTGTCCTTTGGGGCGCAATCGACTGGGATAACAACATCTGGGTGTATAAGGAGTTATACGCTAAACACTTGACAGGCGAGCAGTTGGCTGATAAAATACTAGAAATGGAAGAGCTAGACCCTTCGCCCCATTATAATGTCCTTGATGCCTCGTGCTGGAACAAGACAGGCTTCGGACCCTCTATCGCGGAAACAATGATGAGAGCAGGAGTTCGGTGGACACCATCAGACCGAAGTAGAATACAAGGAAAGATGGAATTACACAGAAGACTATCTGACGACCCCTACTCCCAAGAACCGCGTTTAAGAATCTTCTCAACTTGTAAACACACTGTCGCACAGATGTCAGGTATTCCGCTGTCCAAAACCAATAGTGAAGACGTTGATACCAAAGCTGAAGACCATGCATATGATGCACTCCGTTATATGGTTATGACTCGTACAAGTAGTTATACATCAATTCACAAGACATTGCAAGGCATAAAAGAACAAGTATACCAACCCATGGACACGACTTTTGGATACTAGATGGCAGTAGATTTTAACAAAGACTTTATTAGTCAGATTACAGCAGACGGTAAATCACGAGGAGATGCTCTTCGTGGTTCTAGTCTTGTTGACATCATCAGTAACAGAACAGATATATCAGATAAAGTAAAAGCAGCAAGAACGCAGGTACTGAGCGAGTTAGGGGCTTCGGGCATAACTTTAGGTGACATCACCGAGGAAACCCCCGCTGGTAAGCAGCTATTTAATTCTATAATAGAAAAAGGAAGTACCAACTCTGTAAACGGTTTCATAGGAGACTTCAAGTCAATTCTTGCCGAGGTAGGAGTTACTGCTCAAGGAACAACCAACCCGTTCCGTACTATGCTAAAAAACTCTGTGGGTGAAGCAGGGTATCTAAAGGCAGGATTTTCAACAGACGTAAGCAGACTTATCCCTCTGCAGTTTCCACAAGAGGTGTACACAGAGTCCAAGCGCATAGCTGCTGGCTTGATGGCAGACCCCAACACCCGCCCTGCAGGTGGTCGTATGCTTATGATGATGATGGGTGGGTACAGACCCTCAGACTTTAAAGCCTTAAAAATAGAAAACATTGATTTTAATACGGGCTTGGTTAAGGGCCTAGAATTAAAAACAGATGCAAAGCCCGGTAAAAAAAGCTCTAATGTAAAAATTGGCTATCTACCAACCGCACAAAGAGACATCATAAAGTCTATAATAGGGGACAAGACATCCGGTCTTGTTTTTGAAAAGCCGTCGTCTTTGGATAAGACCATAGGAGATGCTTTAAAAAGTTCAGCTATTCCTGACATAGAATATCTACAAGAAAGCACGGGAGAGTACGTTAAACAGCCATTCTCTGCTTATGATTGGCGGCGTGTTATGGAAACTTCGTTAAGTGCGAAGGGTTACAATGACGACGACCTAGTTCGTAAAGCTCTTACTTGGAGACCCCCAGCAGGAAACGTTCAGAAGTATCAAGCTGTGATAGACCAGTCGGGTGCTATCGAAGAGGCCAACGCTAAAGCCTTTGAGCCGTATGTTCTTCTTACGGAAGGAAATAGAACAACAGGTCCCGACGGTAAGTTTACACTGACTCACGGTCAGTTTCTTTCTGATGTGGGTGTCACACAGTTGTCTCCGTACACACAAAGATACACAGTCAGCGCAGATGGAGTTTCAAAACTCCCTGTTCACTTTCAAGATGTAGTTCAGCAGAAGTCTCAAGGGGTTTCTTTTTCAGACAAAACCATAGCTTCAGCCGCCATAACTGTAGACCCTTTAGCATCCGATACTTTCGTAGAGCTTTCCAAGACGCAGATGGAAACACAACTACTAGAAGCAGAAGCAGCAAAAAGAACGGCACAAGCAAACATGCCGCCCAAGCCTTCTAAATCTACAATAGCCCCAGAACCCGACATGATAAGCTCTGCAGAGGACCTATCTCCCGACACACAAAAGGCGTTGGGTTCCGGCTTCGATTTAGACGCATTTCTTGGCAGGACTAAAGACGTAGTAGACAGCGTAGTAGACAAGATTCCTCCTAAAGTTATAAAAGCTATTCCTTTTCTAGCTGCACCTGCCGGGTATGAGATTGCAAAAGAAACAGCTTCTGACATGGGACTACCGGGTTTTCTTCCTGAAATAATAGGCGCAGCAGGGGCTGCAGCAGAGGTTGTATCTCCCATTGCTCCGACAGACATCAAAGATGCCTCGATAGGATTTGCTGGCGTTATAGAAAAGGGAGAGCAAGAACGGCAGGCTCTTTTAAACAGAGCTAGACAATCTAAGACAACGGATATTGACAGGGGACCTGAAGCCGCTCCTGCCACTCAACCAGACCAAGGCTTTTTATCTAGATAACAAGGAGGCAGAAATGCCAGACAACAATTACAACTACGGCGCAGCGTACATCATGAACTCTGATAAAGTCAGCGTTGATACAGACGAAGGCGCATCTAAGCTATACCGTGAAAAGCCTGAGTTTGACACGGCTGTACAAAACTTGGGTGGACTTGCAGAAGCCATGCCTAAGAAACAAACAAAGCCTACAGTAGAAGCCTCATTCAACACGATGGCTGACGATAGAAACTACTTTAGCTAGGACTTCATATGTCAGAAGATAATTTCCTTCAACCTGCCGATGACACTGCTATTTCGGTAGCGGATGCGGATGAACAATTTCCGGGTCTGGCTGGGTACGTAAAACAGAAGTTCGAAGAAGCTGAAAACGGGCGGTTCTCCTATGAACAACGCTGGTTGCAAGCCTATAAGAACTTTCGTGGTGTAACCGACTCTACGACCCAGTACAGAGACTCTGAACGGTCGAAGGTTTTTGTTCGAATCACTAAAACAAAAGTCCTTGCTGCCTATGGGCAGATTATGGACATCCTGTTTGCAAATAAGAAGTTTCCTTTGGTTGTGCAGCACACGCCGATGCCTGAGGGAATATCTGAATTTGCACACATGGAAACGCCTCTCGACCAGATGGAAACCCAAGACCCTTACGGGTTTGTCGGTGATGGTAGGGACCTACCGCCCGGAGCATTGGGTTCTTTGCCCTCTAAGGAGTTCCTAGGTGGCCTTGAAGGTAAGATGGGTAGTCTACCCCTTGCCGAGGGTCCTTCGCGCATAGGTGAGCCTCAAATCAGCCCTGCACAGAAGGCGGCTTTGAACATGGAGAAGTGTATCCATGACCAACTGCTGGATACCAACGCTGTAAATGTCCTAAGAAAAGCGATATTCGAGTCGTCTCTCTTGGGTACGGGTATCGTCAAGGGTCCGTTTAACTTCCACAAGCGTGTTCACAAGTGGGAACGCAACGAAGAGGGAGAGCGGGAGTACGCTCCTTACGAGAAGACTGTCCCTCGGATTGAGATGGTATCAGCGTGGGACTTCCATCCTGACCCGTCTGCTACGACTGTAGATGACTGCGAGTATGTCATCGAACGTCACAGACTGAACCGTCAGCAGTTACGTGCCTTGATTAAACGTCCTCACTTCATAGCAGAAGCTGTCGAAGAGTGCCTTGCAAAAGGTCCTAACTATGAGGACAAGTACTATGAAGACACCATCCGTGAAGATGAAACAGAACCGTATGTATCAGAGAGCAGATACGAGGTCCTAGAATACTGGGGCGTTCTCGATTCTCAGCTTGCTGAAAAAGCGGGCTTTGCTGATAGTAATATGATGAGCCAGTTCGATGAACTGCAAGTCAACATCTGGGTCTGTGGAAATATGATTCTACGGTGTGTTCTCAACCCGTTCACTCCTGCTCGTATTCCATACCAAGTGTTTCCATACGAAGTCAATCCCTACCAGTTGTGGGGTGTCGGCGTAGCAGAGAACATGGAAGATGCCCAGAAGCTGATGAACGGTCACGTTCGTATGGCGATTGATAACTTGGCTCTTGCTGGCAACATGGTATTCGACGTAGATGAAGCCAGCCTCGTACCCGGACAGAACATGGACATCTTTCCCGGAAAGATATTCCGTCGTCAGTCGGGGGTCACAGGCACAGCCATCAACGGCTTGAAGTTTCCCAATACGGCACCTGAGAATATTCAGATGTATCAAATCAGCCGTCAGCTTGCAGATGAAGAGACAGGTATCCCTTCAATTATGCACGGTCAGACGGGTGTGACAGGCACGGGGCGTACAGCTTCAGGGCTTTCGATGCTGATGGGTTCTGCGGGTCTGTCTATGAAGACTGTCATCAAGAACATCGACGACATGCTTCTCAAGCCTTTGGGCGAGGCATACTTCCAGTGGAACATGCAGTTCAATGACAAGTCTCCTGACATCGAAGGTGACTTGGAAATCAAACCTCGTGGTGTGGCTGCTGTTATGCAGAAGGAAGTTCGTAGTCAACGTCTGACAACACTACTTCAGACAGTTGCCAACCCGATGCTGGCTCCGTTTGTCAAGATACCAAACTTGATGCGGGAGTTGGCTATATCGCAGGACATCGACCCTGATAGTCTTGTCAACGATACGAACGAAGCTCAGATTTACGCTCAGATGTTACAAGGAATGATGGCAAATGCTCAACAAGCACCAAGCGCAGAAGCTGGCCCCGCTGGTCAACAACAAGGAATGGGTCCTGCTGGAAGAGTACCTCAAGGACCTCCGGGAACTGACGATTCAGGGCGTGGTGATGGCACAATCGGAGTCGGAACTGCGCCAAGCGCAGGGGAAGCTGGCTTTACTGGAAATGCTCCTCAAATTGAAGAGTAATCACGAGGCGGTAATTAAGAATGGCTGATAGGATTGACATCGGGGTGGGTCCACGTATCGCTTATGACGAGCCTACGAGTACGTCGGGCTTTAGCTATACGGGTCAAGAAACTCTATCTAGAGAGAACTATGGTTCCCAGTTCGTTGATTTTTACAGCCAGTCACTGGACATACCCAGCCTGTCAGAACAAACAGGTATCGACCCAACTGCAACCGGAGTAGGGGAAGACATCCAGCTTAAAAACATGATGGACACAGGCGGTCAAAGCGACGAAAATAACGTTCCTGATGTTTTAAGTATGGGTACTATTCTCGGTCGAGATAACGTGGTAGGAGGAGAGAGTGTTGCTCCTGAGTTTGGTGCAGCGTCGTTTGGGGTAAACTTCAGTAACTTTAATTCTTACACAGATTATCTAGCTTCTGTAGGTATGAAAGATAGAATAAACGCTGATATGTTCAAGGGTTTCTACGAACCTATAGCCAAGGGTGAATACTCTAACTTAGATTTCGGTGTACTAGGGAAACAGACAACAGAAAAAGTAACAGGATTGCCGGGTGAAATACAAGCAGACCTAGATG